ACTAATTTCTTGTCCATATTTTTATTTCTTGATAATTGATTTACTTCTTGGTTGAAATTTGCTTCGTTGCTTGCCTTCTCCGATAATCATTTTCCAATACTTTTGGAACTCACATAGCCACATTTCAATTTGATGAAGAGTTATATTACATTCTTTTTGAATTTCATAACACCCCTTTTCTTTATTCCAATTCAAATACGGCATCGGCTCTCCTTTTTCATTCGCTATCTTAGTAAGCCATTTTTCAGCTTCATCCTTTAACCAATAGATAGCCTGTTTTTGTTCTCTTGCGGTTTTCAAATTCGGATAGATAAGACGTATGCCGATTGAAGCACCTGGTCCAACGTTTGTAAAGTCATTTTGGTCAAACTTCATAAACTTTCGGTCAGTATATCTCGGAATGTAAGTGAAGTCCTGATAAAACTCATGAGAAATAAAGTCTGCAACAGCAGGAAATGTTTTTAAATATTCAATAATATCTTCTGGCTTCTTAGCAAGCAAGACTGTAGCAATGAGATTATTCATGTTTTTATGTAGAGTTGGCACAACTACTCTTGTATAACAATAGTCTCTCGGCTGTCCAGGCGCTGCTTGAGAATTAATAAGATAAGCCGCTGTATATGGATTTTGTCCAGAGCTACGAACGCCAGCAATAAAACGGCTGAATTCATCCTCATCGTATTTATCATAATCAGGAATACCGTTGCGCCATTTATTAGCTGAAATTAACTCTTCCTTAGATTGAGCCTGTTTGAGTCCTGACTTTATAGGTGCTCCAAATAAGCTCGGTTGTAAAACCTTTCCTTTAGGTTCAAAAGTAAAAGTTTCAGGATTGTTAAAGAAACGGAAAACCATTAATTTCCAAATCAAATTTTTTAACGAAAGACTTTCATCAAGTAATATATTCTTGATTTGCCATTGGCTGTTTCGGTCAAGTTCCCGATAAACGTTTGTGAATTTTGATTCTTGGAATATCTTATTATCAGTCCAAGGTCTTTCTTTTTTGTCAATAAACCTTCTCTTCCAAATCATTTGACGTTCATACATAGTCTCAAAGAATAATCTCAAATGAGGCTCATACACTTCCAAGTTTTCATTCGGTAACTTGTTAAACCACGCTGCATATTCAAACATATTTATAAAGTTTTTGAATTTACTCTCATTACAAATTCTCTCCTTGCTTCAACATTTCCTTTAGACATTAGTTTCAGCAAAGGAACTTTTTTCATATTCCTGAAAGGTCTATGAAGTGAGTTTATTAACTTTGCTTCACGAACATCTAAATTACATTTTTGTCTATCTCCACTTGGATAGAATTTATTAAAAATATACGCAGACAATAAAGGACAATACCAATTGCCGTGAAATCCGTAAATTTCAAATTTAGTTTTGCCCCAAACGCTGTCATCTCCGTCTCTGATAATGTCTCCTGCTTTGAAGTATTTCCAAACTTTAGGGTCAGTATTCTCGAATGTCATAATATAACTTTTTTCTTATATAACTATGTAAGAAAATGAAAGGGAACTAAGTTTTACAACCTCGTTCCCTTTATTTAAAGTCACTTATTTACACTAAAATCTTAATGCTAAAACCTGACGTGGTGAAAGTTCAAATTGATTTTCGTCATTGAGAGTTTTTAAAATCTCACAAGCCTTAATATCAACCTTGATATTGCAAATAGCTCTAACAATATCATTATACGCTCTACGACAGTTTGCTTGTTCTTGATTTTCAGGAACATTGCCTTTCTTATCTTCAGCATCCTCTGCAGAAAGAGAACTCATCATCTTTCCTCCGTCATTGCTTGGAACATAGGTTTCTTCCCAATCATAGATTTTGTAACCGCAGTCCATCTTGATACCGTCTGTCCACCATTTGTCTGGGTCTTTAGTCGGAGCTGTTCCGCAGTTCTTCAACTCCTTCTCAGCTTCCGCTTCCTTTACAGCCAAATCAGCCGTCATAGCAGGTAGTAAAACAGTGTCAACTTGGTCTTTAATCTCCTTACCAGTCTTAGATACTTTGATGTCTCCCTGATAAGATAAAGCATCCATTACATCGGACTTCTCCATGCCTTCTTCTTCGGCTGCTTTTTCAAATGGATTTTCATCTACTTCTTTACTCTTTCGGATTGAATCGTCATCCGAACTAACTTGTTGAGCGTTGGAGAAACTCCCATAAATACGTCCAACTTGAGCGGCTCTCGCTCCTTTAATTGCTTTGCTAATTTCGTCCATGGCTTATTCCTTTACATATTTGTTATACAATACATGAGCAATCCAGCCAATGGTAATACCGACAGCTCCGAAAATTACATTTGAGATAGACACCCAAACAGGAGTGTAGTGCATATACACCAGTACTCCGATAACTACGGCTACAATAACCGCAATCCAAATAATAGTTTTCTTTTTCATATTTTCACTTATTTAATTGTCATTCCGTAAAATTCTTCCAAAGTGTACTTTTTATTATAACTGTAGTTGTTCTTTTGATTATTAACGTCATCAAGCATATTTTCTAACAAACTCTTGCCGTTCTTGGTTTGATAATCTGTATTGTTGTAAACAGATAAATTTAACCAAGTCATTTTAAGATTGAAAAGAATTTGACCCAACAAGTCCTCTTCTTTCATCTTAACAAAATCTGCGAACCTCGATGATATCCATTGAGCCATAGGAACTAAATCAATATTTTTAGGCTCATCATAAGGAGTTATATGTTCTATGAATTTATCAAATGCCTTTGGTCCAAAACCAGTTTTCAATTTAGGTATATTATCTGAAGTATCTCCCATGATAACCTTATACAACAAAACCTCAAACGGTTTTACCGATATCACTTGAATATCAGTTTCTAAGTATTCATTCCAATAAACTTCTTTTTCTGGAATGCAATACATCTTCAAATTTTTAGAATTGTTATTGAAAAGAGAAACATTTTTATTCATAATCTGCCTTATGTCTGAATCTCCAGTGATTATGACCAATTCTTCATCTAAACAATAACCGAAATATAAAGCCCATACATACAGAAGGTCATCCCCCTCTGCTCCCATGACTCTACTAACAATTAAACCTTTCTTCCTAAGAAGAGCCTCAAACATATCTAAAACAGTCAGGAAATGCTTGTAAAATGGGTCTCTGACTTTAGTTAGAGCATATTTATAATCGTCATATAAACTATAACGCCAAGAAGATGAATCAATGACAAACGCTACTCGTTTCACGTCCTTGAACTTTCTTATAGTAAAACACAAATCAATGATGCATTTACGAAGCAAAACTTGTTGCTTCTCTGGGTCGCTTAAAACCTCATTCATATCTTGACCTTTATAGTAGGTTGAAAATATAGAGAAGTTGCGATGAAATAAATAGTTACCGTCAAACAATATATTCATAATTTTAACATTTTCTTATAATAACTATGGGAGCCATTCCGAAGAACAACCCCCATAATCTCAATCAAAGTCACATATGGTCATTTAAGCAATTTCACTCCATCGGCTTGACTCTTAGCTCCTGCACTTACTTGTTTGTGAAGCTCAGTGTTCTTGCCATCTTTATATCCGTAGGCTCTGGCTGAATCAAAATTCTCTCTTCTTGCTTTACCCTTACCAACTTTATATTTGTTCTCAATGTACTCGGTAACGGCTGTATCATTACGAACTACTAAAGCGGTAACTTTTGCTCCAAACTCAGCATCTTTAGCTTTTTCACGGTCACTCTCCTCTTTTAACTTAGCGTCCAGCCCAGCAGCGCAGCCCATTAGATAACTTCTTTGATACTTATCCATACTGATAGGCTTCATAGCATATTCAACTGTCTTTTGATATTCTTTGAATCGGTTTTTGGAGAACGCTACGAAACGTTCAGCAAGCATAGAGCGTAACCACTTAACTGTTTCAATATTTTCTTTCTTACCGAAAATCATCAATCTCTTGTAAGTTCCTCCTAATTGAAAACATTTGCAAAAATTCCACTTGCAAAGAACGTATAACAAACGGAACTCCCATTCACCTCCGATACTCTTATAAGTGAACCCATCCACTTTCTCCTCAAAAACGGTATCTTTTGCTTTTTCTTCATCCGTTCCAATCTCGTCCATCGACAAATTGTACTGGGTGAGAAGTCTCTGAATAGCAGCAGCCGCAGCGTTTGCTTCTCCTTCAGAGTTGATTTTCTTTGCGCCTTCATAAAGGTTTTGTAACTTTCTTAGCTTTTTTAATACGCTGTCTAAATTTTGATTTGTTGCTTCCATATTACAATTTCATTTACAATGTTATTTACTATTATGATACAAAGGTATAAACTATTTTCCAAACGGCAAAATATTTCACAAACTTTTTTATGTTTTTACCAAAATTTAACTTTTATGCTGAAAAATCCTTTATAAAACCAAGAAAATGCTTTGCTCTTGTAAATGCGACATAGACAAGGTTGCGTTCTTGTTCTGCCATCCAAGGAACGGTCATACAATATTTCAAATAGAGCTTATCTTCACATATGATGAAAACTCTGTCGCTCTCCAACCCCTTCGATTTATGAATTGTACTCAAGCAAATACCGTTCTTATTATCATCTGAAAAAATCATTTCTATTCGGTCAATAACTTCTTGTGAAGTCGTTAAACCTTCTGATAAAACTTCTATTGCTTTCAACTTATCTTCGTAGTTCTTATACATTTCATGTTCCTTCGCTTCAGCTTCGGTGCATCCCTGCTTTGCTACCACCTTTCCGATTATCCGTGATAATTCCCTTTCAAGTCTCTCCATAACGCCCTTAATCTGCTTGCGATTGGTTTTCTTTATCATGTTAATAAGATTGGTTCCAATATCCCTTCCTTTCACATATGCTTTCACTCCTCTCCCGATATATTGCATACATAATTTAACCAACGGAGCTGAAACTCTACAAAGTATCATATCACCATCCTTAACATCCGCCATAACGCTCTCCCTACTTACTACACCTGATGGCGCACCTTCTCTTGCTTCTATCTGAGGCACTATTTCCTTGGCCATACCGATTATGTCTCCATCGCAACGGTAACATACGGACAAAGGAAGTTTCACGGTGTGCGGAAGTCTCTTCAAAAGATTGAAACTTTCAACGTCTGCTCCTGCAAAACCATAGATTGCCTGTCTTGGGTCTCCTACGGCTACAAATCTTCCATTCGGTTTCAAGCATTTCAGGAATAAGTTTCTTTGGGCAGCATTAAGGTCTTGACACTCGTCTATGAATACCCAATCATATTGAAACATCTTTATCTGTTTGACGTTCGGGAAGTATATCATGTCTGTAAAGTCTATGACTTGTGTTTCCCTTTCTCCCCAATTGATACCCTTAATAGCAATATCAACCTCGTTATCTTCTAAATCAATATTATGTTTCCAAGCAAGTTCTTCCAACTCCTTCTCGGACTTAACCAAGTTCACTCTACCAAGGTCAATGAGCTTCAAGATATTTTGCTTCCAAGTATTCATCTGCTCAGGCAATAGTTCTGACTTCGTAGTTAATAAAGAATATTTGACTCCATTATTTACCCAAGCCGTATATTTATCAACCTGAAGCTGAGAGTTCAAAGCTCGCATAGTTGATGATGCCCCCAAACTATGTAACGTTTTAATATCTACATTGTTGAGATTACCTACTTTGATTTTCAGTTCTTCTACAATTGCTTTGTTAAAAGCTAAAAATAAAACCTTTTTATTGTTAGGAATAAGTTTCAACGCATTTACAATAGTTGTAGATTTTCCTGAACCTGCTACTGCGTCTATAACCGCATTGCCTTTACCCTTTTCAATATAGATGTAAACGGCTCTTTGATATTTACTTGGAATGAATGCTCCCATGACTTTGTTATATTGATTATCTGGTACGAAGTTACGAACTTATTTTGTAACCGCAAAACTTTTTATAAGAAACTTTGCTAAATTTAACTTTTGTTAAAAAAGAAAGGAGCGGCTTTCACAAGTAGCTCCTCCCAAATCATACTTAAAATGAGACAATTAAATTACACATTCAATATCAAGTTATCCTCTTCCATCAGTTTGACAAGTTTTTCCTCAGTAGGAATACAACCGCAAACAAATATGATTTTATGACCTTTAGCTTTAGCAGCTTTATGCCAAGCATTCGATAAAGCCTTGAACCTTTTATCATTCATATATAAATCAAAATCTGAAACGGAAATTTCCCACCATACGTGAGTCATAGGAGCGTTGCCTGTTTTATAAGAATAAGCAACAACCCCTTCTTTCATGCTCTCAACCTTCTTGAGAATACTTAATATAAAACTTTCAATCTTCATATTTATTTTAATTCACAGGCTCCTCCAGAACATCCTACGGCTACCATGTCGCCTGAATAGAAGTTACCACGGTTGCTCATTATCTCGTTAAAATCTACTTCGTGGGTATCAAGATACTCTTTAATAGCATTGTACTCGCTTTCAACTTCTGAGGAAGATAAACGCTGGAAAGGAGCGTTATCATAAATTTGGTCGCCCATTTTAGGCAACAGACTTACACCAGTGAATAGATAATCGTTGGTAAATAATACGGCTGCTACTTCATCCCATTCATCGTCTTTCACCTCTACGGTAGCGGATATATTGTTAGCAACAGCTTTGGTATTTACGCTCCCTTTGTTTATCCAATAATGTTTTACCATTCCGATAAACTTGAGATGCTCAACGGCTGATACCTCGTCTTTGAATATCATATTCGGGTCATCAGATTCAATTGGGAAACTTATTACAGCTTCATCACCTCTCAAAATCTTTACCAACGGAGTATCTTTCAAAGCAATGAACTCTGGCCCATAAGTCTTGATGCGTACTCTACGAAGGTATTTGTTAGCATGAGCTGGATGAATACCGCTACAATACAAACCAAGAATAGAAGAAGCGTTGCCGCTCGGTTTAATTGTCGTACAAGTACGGCTCTTATTTATTCCAAAAATAGATGCCCATTCAGCATTTGTTTCTGAAACTACCTTCGCACCTTCTCTTAATACCTCACCCCTAAGAATAGGATTGGCATACATGCCTGTGATGCTCACTCCTACAGCTCTATCACGCTCGGCTATTTCACGTGAAGCAGAAGATAGATATTTGAAATCAGTATAAAGAGCCTGAACAGTAGCAACAAAAGATGCAATTCGACATGCTTCCAAAAACTCTTCTTTTGTTTTGACCCTTTCAGCATTTATTTCCACGAGATTGCAAAAGGCAAATCCAGTCTTTCCGTTAATTGAAGGCTCCATTACAATTTCTCCGCAAGGATTAACTGTATATTTATAATCTTTAACATTTACAAATCCAGGCTCCCCGAACTGGCGTATGACTTGAAGTTTTTCTTTCAATTCATTGTAAGGAATAGGGTCAGATAAAGTTGAAAGAATGCTATTGTTCGCCATTGCTCTTTGAGGATTTTCAGCCCACCAATTTCCTGTTTTAGCTCTCAACATCAACTCATCGTCTTTGTCGAACAAAGCAATCATAGCAGAACGTCTCACCCCTCCACTCACAACGCTGTCGGCTATATAACAAATAATGTCATGAACTTCGATACTCGTGAGCTTTCTGCCTTGAGCGACTTTCATGACTTCTTTGATATGATTATGAGCTTTTATCAACGGCTCTGGACCAGGTGCTATAAATTTACCGTCAATCAAAGCTCCTTCTGGACGTATATGATTGAATGATATTTTAGGAATCACGCCATTGAACAAAGAAGACATTAATATGCGAATTGATTCAGCCCATCCTTCGATACTATCTTCAATTTCATATTCAATCTCTCCAAAATTGTTCAAATTCTTAACAACTGGAAGTTTATTTATATACTCTTTGTGAAGTGAATAACCTACTCCACATCCACAAAGAAGTAAATACATAATTTCACTAAATACTTCTGGACGGTCAACGTATGTACTACAGCAATTATACAACTTTGCCTCATGCTTTAAAATACCACTTGTTTCCTTCGGAGAAGCAAACTGCCTTCCTCTTTGTGAAGAAAGTATCTTTTTATCACACTCTAATTTCTTAGCATTCTCAATCATGAGTGCTACTTCTTCATTTAGCAAATTAAGTTTTTCTAACTTGACTTTATGCATATCATATATGCGGTCAATAGTTTCATTCCAACGCTCCAAGTTTCCGTCCTTTTTGCGCTGAGAATACTTTGAAAGAAAAACATAATCTGCTAACAAATCAATACCGTTACTTTTCATTGTTACGCAAATTATTTTAATCGTTCTTTTAATAAATTGAGATGAACCACTTCATCCGCTACTAATTTAGCAAGCAGTTGAAGAGCTATTTTAATGGTGGGAGTTTCTTCTAACTTCAAAAGTTTATCTTGTAACTTTTCATAAAAGTCAATTGTCTTTTCTTCTGCTCCGATAGCTATTTTGATTGCATCATCCTCATCCTTTCCTACGGTTACGCCTGAATTATTGAAACGCTGGTCAATCCTTCCTCCGATTTTACTGATAAAGTCAGATATTTTAGCATAATGTTTCATTTCAGTTAAACCTATACCAAGCATGAGTTCTCCAATATTTTCAAATGTAGCTTCCTGAGTAGTGTACATATGAATAGCAGTAAGCTCGGAGAAGTCATTGGTACCATTGAAAATGGGATAAAACCATTCAGCCATAACTCCATCATCAGACTTTGCTTTATCAAAACTTGGATATTCATATCCTGGATTGGAATAACGCATAGCATTCACAAGACCATCAGTAAGGTCGTCAAGCTGATTTTTACTCAACGGCTTTTTGATTGCAAAATTTTTCATAATTATCCAAAACCTTTTGTTTATAATCATCGTTAGGAATACCCTTGCCGATTATACTACTTTCTACGATTTCAAAAACTCCGTTTTCTACTCTACGCATAACAGTAGCGACGGAGAAGTCGCTGGAATGATTAGCGAAATCAACGCCTACAACCAAACCTCCTCCGTTGCTTATCATATGGAATGAACCGTTCACGTACATCCTTATTTAGTTCCTGTATGACCAAATCCACCTGCTCCTCGTTCCGTAGTCTCGGAGAACTCATCAACAAACTCAAAGTCTGCCTGAACAACATTCTCTACGAATACAAACTGAGCAATTCGTTCACCCTTCTCAAAGCTCACTTCTTTGTCTCCGTGATTGATAAGAAGGATATTGCACTCACCCTGATAATCGCTATCAATAGTGCCAGGAGCATTCACGCAAGTAATACCATGTTTCATAGCAAGTCCGCTTCTCGGTCTTACCTGAACTTCCATGTCTTCGGGCAATTGCATATAAATACCCGTGCGAATCATCTTGCGTTCATTCGGCTGTATTGTGAAAGTTTCATTTGCTCTCACATCGGCTCCTGAACTTCTCGGAGTAGCATAGACAGGAGCTTTTCCCCCATCTTTCAAAATCATTTTTACTTTTCTTTGTTTCATATAATTATCAAATTAATATTTGTTTATAGTAAAACTCTGTTTAACCTATGAAAGTATATTTGAATCCAGTAGTAATAAGGTTTGCTGCTAATTTGGCTAACCAGAAAGAAGAACTAATATCATCATGTTCTCCTACGCTCTCCAGTCCTTTATCAGTAAATGCTACAGAACCAAGGTCGCTGAATATAAGGTCTTTTACATTTTGAGAATAAGTATCTCCAATTGGAATATGTATCTTACCTCTTTCAAAATCAATAGCCAATCCTGGCCAGCCTGTTTTCAAGTCGTACTTATCTATACCAGTGGTATGTCCTATAACTGGCAATCCCTGTTTATCGCTTTCCTGAACGAATATCTGTTGGAATGTGTTTTGCTCCATCACCATTGTATCAGGTCTAAATCTTGCATTAATTCCTTTCAAAATTTGCATCTGTTCGTGGAATGTTTTTCCCTTATCTCGGTAGAAGTTTAACAACCAACGCTCCCCTGTTTCGTCATCTACTCCCCAAGTAGTGAATACAGTGTAGTCACTTCCTACATTAGCAGAAATAGCAAAGTCACATCCAGTAACAACTTTGTTAAACTTAATTGGGAAGTCATCCCTATTACGAACCAAAGTGTAGTTCTCCATACGAACCAAAGAACGCTCCAAAACCTTTAATGGGAATATAGAAGCCTCATTGGTAATAGGTCGGCATAAATTCTCACGTGAAAAAATTATGTTACCTTGGGTTGACCTCTTATCCATAAGGTCAAAGAAGCTCCAACGTTGTGGCCATAAAATACGTCCATCTGGAAAGATAGCAGGATATTCAATAACAAACCATCCTTTTTTGTTATTAGTAGCAAAACGACTTTTGCTTTTTAAATCTCCGTATAAGTCAGATGCGTGAAAAGGAGTTCCAACAACAATTATTTGACCTCCAGGTACAAGCATGTTCATAATAACGGAATGAAAATAGTCTATACTTTTCTGCCTTTGTAGGGCACTATATATTACGTTATCTTTCAGTCCGTCGTCTACTACTATCCAATATGGGTGAGCACCACGTACTGATGACCCAAATCCCTTACACGTCAACCTCGCTCCGTTCCTACATACTATGTTCGTGCTCGCCCAAGCTCCGCTATTTCTTGAATCAGGATACAATCTGTCTTTGAGAATATCGTTGCTCTCAATTGTTCCTTTCAAAATCTCCATAAGGTCAACAGACTGTTGTAATGAAAAGCTGAAAAGATAACCACGATTAGAATTTGATTTTGTAGGTCTTGCTGAAAATACGCTATTCTTTGGTTTAGCATAGCTATATAATTTCCAAGCGCAATATGCATTTGAGAAATAATAAGATTTTCCGTGGTCCCTCGCTGCATTAATACATAATTTATTGTATCGGTGTACCAAGTCTCCCCATTCTAAATGATGCCAAGACAATTGGAAGTCGGGCATTACCGAAGTGATAAAGTAAGTAAGATTGCGTGTTCTCAAAGTCTCTTCAATTGACGCTGATAATCTCTCGGTATATTTGGGAGCAAAGTCAATATTTGGGTCTCCAGTGTACATAACCTGATAAGTATCTTTCATCATATTATCTAAAACCCAATCCAAATCTCCTCCCGAACCTTGCATGAGTTCCAATATGCCTTTGTCGTCCATGCCGTCAATTATTTCGTCAATGACATTAAGACACTCCAATCTATGCATTGGAGAACTCAACAAAGTATTTCCTACATTTGATATCATATATGTTCCTCTTTTATACGACAAAAGCTAACAAGGATTTAACGCCCTGTTAGCTTATAATATGTTATGTTGTTAAGTGCTTAAAACTCGATAGTAGAATCAATAGCACTTTGAAGTGTTTTATACAAATCATCTTTTTGCTCCTTCGTTAATTCGTTGTCTGCTTCAATTGACGCTTTATATCTCAAAACGTCATTGTTAAGAGCCTTACACATAGCAAGAACTTCTGTTTGAATTGTTTGATGACAACGCTTTTTATTGAAATGAAGAACAAACTCATGAGTTCCTTTAACAAACTCTAACATTCCAAAAGCTCTCAAAAGCTGAAATACTTGCTTTGATTTACCGTGAGAAAGGTTTGTTTTCTTGACAACTTCTGTTTCGGTGAAAATTCTTTTTCCTGAATCTTCAATCGGCTCTCCTCCTGTAAGTATCATCCAAAGTTTCACGCATTGGTCTTCAGCGTGAAGCCTGTTAGAAGTATTATTCAAAAATTCTCCCAAATCTCTCTTTTCTTCATCCTTACCTCTTACTGAAAGATAATCGTGAATTACACGGTCTTCCAATATAACTACTTCAACACCTTTTTCTTTAGCCGCATCAATAGCCTTCTTTGAAACCTCAGGTTCAAGACAAGCCATTATTAAAACAGAACGCTCAGCAGGTTGTTTAGTAGGTTTAGCAGCGTGTTCTTCGGGTGCTTTAGGTGCTTGCTCTTCGTTCTTAGTAGCTCCTTCAGCCTTCTTATTAGTTCTCTTAACAGGAGTTTCACCTGCGGCACGGGCAGCTTCAATCTCTGCCTTAGTTCTCCGCTTTCTTTTCGGAGTTTCGTTTTTCTGTTCAGTCATAACAATTTGAATTTACAGTTTATGTTTATAATACTTGCTTTTCTTCATTTATAAACTTTGCTATTTTGCTCCGCATTTGAATTCAAAGAACTCATTACCTTTTGCTCTTCCTTGATTAGATTCATTTACACTGTCTCCTTTTTTAGCTCTAAGTTTACGCATATACCATCTCAATAAATCGGCTGTAGCTTCAACGTCATTCATTGCTCCGTGAGCATCCGTCAATTTAATTTTAGCAGCTGTACAAGAAGCTCCAAGATTTATTTTTTCTTCTCCGTTTATTCCGAACGCTAATTTTGCTAAAGGAAAAGTATCAATGATATTAGGAAACATCCACTCTTCAACATTAGGTTTTTTCAAATAATTAAGAGCCCAATTCAACATTCGATTATCGAAAGGAATATTATGACCAACTGGAACAAGTCTCCCCATTTCTCTCTTCTTTGTTTTAACACGATGAGCTTCCCAAAATTCAGTAGCAGTTGCTATGAACTCTTTTACATTTAAACCTGAATTAATATCAGACATACTCACCATAGTTCTGTCCAACGCTTCTTGTTCAATCACTAAATCAGCATAAGGTTTTACAAAAGTTTCCCAACGGTCTATCTCTTTTAAAGTCTTACCGTCAAGAATAACAGCAGCATATTGAGTTATCGGATTTTTTGATTCATCCAATCCTCCTGTTTCGCAGTCAAAAACAATATAATTACTTTTTATCATATCAATGTTATTAAATAATGAAAACCGTGTAACTTACTTAACTTTGGTTACACGGTTTTATTTATTTTTGCCCATTTAATAGCTTTACTTGGATTTAAAGTCCATATTGAGCTCAACTTCGTGATTAAATAGGCTTATGTAAAATAGGGCAAATTCAGACTATAATTTTTACCAATGTCATAAGCAATATTTAAACATCTGTATTGTTTATTGTTTGCCGGCAGTATATATTGTTTGATATTATATATAGATTTTTCTGTTTGGGGGCAAATAAGTTCATCCGTAAACGCATACAACTGCGTCACATCTGAAGTAACTTGCATATCTGTCCTTTGGCAGAAATTAAAATCGGCAACGGCTGCCTGTGTTTCAACGGAATAAACGGTTTGATTCATTTCTGTTTTTACTACCTTACCAATATCCGTATCGGCAGGAGTTGCTTTGATTGATGTTACGGCAAACAGAAATATAACCGACATCAGCATCATAACAAATCTTTTCATTTTGATTGTTTGATAAAAAGTTCAACGACTTATGGAGCGTTGTTTTACCCATTTCAGATTTTATAATAGCTGTAGATTACTTTTCAGATTCTTCAGACGGATGCTTCTTCTGATTGTGCATCCTCTTTAGATGATTGCTCTTCGTTCTTAAAAGCTTCTTCAACCTTTTCCTTCGTTTCCTCTTTTTCCTCCTCTGAATCATGATTGAAAACCATCTGATAGATGATGCAATCTTTCTTGTTTTCGCAAGCATCGCACTTCTCTTTGTCCAACTCCATTCCAGGAACTACGGCAAAATCAATCTTTTCTGATTCACCAAAAGGTCTCAAAGTCTCAGCATACTTTTCGATTTCTTCGCCCATAGCTTTTTGACCAGCCTTATAACCTTTCTTAAATTCTCGGTTTACGATATGACCGATTAAATCAGAAGTAGCTTTTTGTGATGTTTCTAAAACACCTTTAACAATCTGGTCAACCTCCTCCTTAGTAAAAGTTTTCTTGTTTACACCCAGAACGTGCTCGGTTGAATTCATAACCATTTGAACAGCGGCAGCACCGTCCACGTTTCCTCTCCTACGATAAGTGTGATTACTAAACCAAAGAGCGTTCCAAATCATAACTCTTTCTTGTTTACTGAGCAATAAGCTCATCATAATTCTCTTGAACTTTTTCATTTTACTTGTTTTTATTTTTTTGTTAATAAATCAAAACTATCCCAACCTTTTGTGTATTTTAATGTGAACTTACCATTTTCATCTTTACGATAAACAACAACATATTTACTTCTGAAATGTGAAGGATTATTGTTAGGTTTAATAAATTTGAACATATGGTCATACTTATCACATCTGACTTGTTCTTCAAACGGAGCTACTTTTACAACTTCACCTTTCTTGTAAGGTTTTAATAACCATTTATTATGACTTGCTTTTTCAGGCTCCCCATTCACAATAAGGAACTTTGGCAAATCTTTCTCTTTTGTTACTGCTTTCATTTCTATACTTTGTTAAATTGTAATTATAAACTTTGGGAAGAAAAAGAAACGGAGAAAAGCAAACATTATTCGCCAATCTCCGTCTCAAAGGAAGGATACATTGATTTACTTCTTCGCTTTCTTTGCTGGTTTCGGCTCCACTACCTTCTTGATAGTAGTAGTCGGAGTGAACTTCAACGTATGGCTTTCCTTCACGTCCATAGGCTGTTTGGTAAGCGGATTGATACCTTTACGGGCAGGATTGATTTTTTGCTTAAACTTACCAAGTGCTGGCAAATTCACTTCATCGCCTTCATCAACACAAGCCTTCACAATCACTGGACACATAGCGTCAATTACTTTGTTCACGTCTGTCTGGGTCATCCCAGTTTCTTTAGCCACTGCGGCTACCAATTCATACTTCTTCATTTTACTTTACAATTAGAATTTAACAAAATGTAACGGTACTATAACTGTTTACTGAATTTCAATAACGTTGAGACCTTCTATTTTCAGTAGTTCCATCAGTTTATCCCATTTATTATCCCTAACTTCTTCTGTGTTATACCACATAGATAAGTCTGTTTTGTTGATGAACTGCCCTGGGTTGAGTCCTTTGTTTATCGTGATACCGAACTCCCAGTGAGCAGTCGGTTTTTCGACAAATCGCATATCCTTCTCAATACAGTTTAGGTCATAGGCTGAAATAACAATTCCCTCCTCTCCGAAGTTAATCATTGTTTTCTTCAACCGTTTCGGCTCGTCCTCCTCAGGCTCCTCTCCGAAGTCGTCATCATCTTCCTCGTCATCGAAGTCCTTTGCCTTCTTTGTCGTGGTTTTCATCTGTTTCTGATACTTCGGCTTGCCGCTTTCTTCAGGTATTTGACTGACTCTAACTTTGACCATCTTCATCCTCCTTATGTTCCTCAGGCATCTCTCCTGCCTGCATCCAAGTAGCAGGGTGTCCAGTTGCTTTCTCAAACTCTTCCTTGTAACTGAAATTCATACCAGTTCCCTTCTCTCTCGGCATAACTGGTGAAATCTCTCCTTCAGCATCTTTCCTCTCAAGCAAGTAGTTAGCTTTCCAACGACTTTGGTCTTGTAAGTATCTACAAACTGCGGCAAATCCCATATCGCTTATAACTCTCAAACCTGAAAAGTCCCAAAGATAAGTTTCAACCTCCGTATCTAAACTACCATATGAAACAACTTCCATGCTTTTGACGATAGGAACTTCAATTTCACGTCTAAACTCGGAGAAAACAAATACAACGGCTTTACCTCTAACAAATGACTCAACTCTTGGATGAGGAGAAATAACCGCTTGACCAGCAATTGGTACGTCATCAGGCTCCCCATAAAATATCCTGTTAGTAGGAGCTTCACCCTTGATATAGAACTCGTTGGGGTCAGGCAGTACTTTCAGCATATACCGCATCCAACTTGCTGGTATAGCTTGCTGCTTTTTCGTAGGCTCTTCACGCCTTCGCTTCCAAAATTTCCAATTGATTTTCATAACAATCCTTGTTCTCTAAATTCTGATAAAACATTGTTTTGTGCTCTGATGAACTCCGTAGCCATCGCCCATGCTTCCGCACTTAACATCCTTAACCCTGCTCCATAAAAGTCCCAGAAGTAAGTCTCAATTGCGGTTTGAACACCGTACACTTCATAACTGACATTCTCCTTTCTCAGAGGAATGAAGATATTCATGTTGTAGTCGGTTATGTGGACAATAGCTCCTCGCTCTCCTTCGTGAGCGGTTATTTCCTTGACGAAGCACTTATGGTCGTACTTCATTCCACCAAGCTCATCTACAAAACCCATGTTCCGTATGCTAATATCTGATGATGATATTTTGCCTACTCCTACCGCATTTGGGTCTGGTAGGCACTTGACTATACATTCAAGCATTAATTGCGATACAAGATGTTTACGTCTCCCAAAAATTTGTTTTTTCAGTAATTCTATGTCTTTAGCATATTTTCTTGCTTCCTCCATAGATTCACTTATTGCTTTTAATTCATTTCTCAAAACCCAACGGGCAAATTTCTTAATCCAATTCATATTTACAATTTTTGATATTAGTCTGGATAGGATAACTTTGATGATGTACCCCTTATATGGCAAAGAAAGTACCAAAGAAACCATATTCAAATTTCTTAGATACTTTCTATTTCTTGATTTTGCTTTACGTATGTACATACGCTCGCTCACGCTCGCATATAAACCCCCTTAAACACCCCCTTTTTCGCAAGATTTTCCTTGTCGTAATTGAGCTAATTTGTTTTGATAAGTAGACAATACCTCACGCAAAACAGGAATAGGCTGTTTGGTATAATTTTCCAACCTTCCTTCTACAATGTCGGATATGATACGAATATCACGTTCCAGATATTCAATCTGTATCAAATGGTAGTCTTTGTTTTGATTTTCCATAATTCTATTATTTGATTGCTAGTGACTTTCGCTTACTTATCCGATAACTTATAACACCTGAAGCGTTAAATCATTGTAGCAACTTCGTTACACATTTGTATTATCATTTATCACCTATACTTTTATCTGGTTTATTAATATTAATTCCTAATGATTCTATGCCTGCTGAAACTACTGAATGTAACAACGCTGAATCAATCTCTGTTTTTGCGTCCAATACAACTTTGTCCATAACCTCTTGGAAACACTTAGCAAAGAAAGGTATATTTGACTTCACTTCGGTTGTCAGCTTATCGTAGAACAATTTCAGTTCTCTTTGGTCATCCTTCGTCAAAGTCTTTTTATCAATAATATTCTCGACTTGTTTCCAACGCTTGTTAATATCAACCATCAGCTCTGCCATACGTTGTCTGAATTGATTATGAGTATAAGTCTTTTTGCTCTCCATATCGATACATTGCTCAATCCTTTCTCCCAAAACCTCCTCTATGGTGACGGGAACTCCTGAACCGACATTAAGCGTTGTTATAAGCTCGGAGAATTGATTTGCCGACATCTTTACTTTGAATAAAGGTTTGAGAGCAAAGAACCAATCATTTGATAGTTCTCGGTTCATTTCTCCTTCTGAAAGAGTGAGTTCAATGAAGTTATCGGATTGAATTTCACTTCCAAACAAATATCCCGATTTTCCGTGAATACGGCTTAAACTTAACATTCCAAACGATGGATGTTCATATTTCTTTTCTTCATTTTTCATCACCAACCTCCTCTCATTACATCTTCAATCCAAAGGTCATCCTGAATTTGATTCTCTTCTTCAAGAGCCTTAGCAACTTCCTTCTTCACACCAGTCCGAACTCGTTTATGTTCTACAGTCTTGCCTTTCGCTCTCGCTTTCTTTGAACGATTATTCCGATAGGTATCATTGGGATACATATCATGGCCAGGACAGCAACCGCTTGCGTGCTTAACATACTTGTGAATTTCTCTTTTCATATTAACCGCAAATTATATAGTTCAAAAAATCTACTACACCGCTCCACCATTCTAATATCGGGAACATTACAAACCTTATAAATAGGATAGCCAATGTTCCATAGGTGAATAGTCTCCAATATCCTCTGTATTGTTCCTTCAGAACTCTTCTGCCGAAACGTCCGTCAATTGCTTGTAATACTTTAATCATGATTTTTGTTCTCCTATTCTTTTGATTTCTTTTCTTATTTCTTCGCAACGTATATTAGTAAGGTTTCTTGCTGCTGGATGAGGAACGAATAACAACGGTGTTCCTATCTCGGATATTTTAACAATATACTTGTTTACCGTTTCAGCAGCTTGAACTCCGCAAACTAATACCATATCAAACTTGCTTATTTCTTCGATAACTTTTTCAAAGTGTTCATAATTCGGCTTCGGCTTAGCATTCGGAGTATCGGTCACAACGTCCGTAGTATTTGAAAACTTGTAGTAATTATCACCAACCATCTTCTTTACTACCTTAGCACTCTTATTATACGGATTGGGCACAAAGGTGATAGGCAGTTTTCTATCACCCCAAGCGTTCTGTAATATACAAAGTATTCTCATTTCTCAAGTTCCTTTCTATCACATAAGCAAACCTTTGGTCTATCAGCATATACCCAAGTATTGCATTTAGTACAAAGATAACCGTCATGACCGCTGCTGGTTTTAGGTATCCAATTTCCTTGAGGTTCATCCTCCTCTGGATAGTGGTCGAAGTAATGACCAAGAACTCGGTTCAATTCTTCCCATCCTTCTAATTTTTCAAACTCATCTTCATCCTCGCTCTCTTCTCCTCCCATGCCTATTCTTTCAATATCCTCTTCGTTCAGATATTGAGGAT